CAGCACCCCGTGGTAACGGTGCGCCTTGGCCAGCTCCAGCCTGGTAGGTTCTGCCGGGCATGGCGTGGCGCAACCCTCGGGGCCGCACCCGGTGAGGAAGCTGACGAGGACAAGGGAACCAACGGCGATGCAGAAAAGGCCGAGGATGGTGTTGATTAGGTAGCGCATAGTTTCTCCACTTAGTTTTAAACAGGGGCATGGGCGCATTAGCAGGTGAGGTCTGCCAGCTCCAGGCCACATGCCCCCGATGGTTTATTCGCCGTAGCCGTCGCCGGAGCCGGAGCCGTCGCCGTCGCCGGAGCCGGAGCCGGAGCCGTCGCCGTAGCCGTAGCCGTAGCCGTAGCCGGAGCCGTAGCCGTCGCCGGAGCCGGAGCCGTCGCCGTAGCCGTCGCCGTAGCCGTCGCCGTCGCCGTCGCCGTAGCCGGAGCCGGAGCCGTAGCCGGAGCCGTAGCCGTCGCCGGAGCCGGAGCCGGAGCCGTCGCCGGAGCCGGAGCCGGAGCCGGAGCCGTAGCCGTCGCCGGAGTTTTTTACTTCTTCCATTCCGGCACCTCCTGAATGTTCTTCTTTGCCGCTGGCGTACAGGTTAAAATCTCGATGGCCTGAGTTACTTCAACCTTCGGCACAGCAACGGGAAATTTACAGTTTTTGGGGTCTTTGGTTCCTTCCACGGCAAGTTGAGACAGGGATGCCGCCCCGCTCCAATACCAGATCCGGCGAGCGTTTCTTAGCTCTACCTCCTGGCCTTTGCGCTTGACCAGGTATCCGGCGAATACGCCGGCCGAGTAAGTTCTGACGATCACGTATGGTTGTTTAGGTGTTGGCATTGGTTTGTTCCCTTTCTTGTTGAGTTTAAACGAGCCTGAAAGGCCCGATGTTTTTCCAGGGGCCGTCTCGGGACAGCCCCCAGGAAAAAGGAGGTATGGATGATGGTGGGCGAAATTGACAAGAGTTACACTTGTCAATATCACCCGAAGGTGGTAACGCGCTCGCCCTTGCCCGGAGGCTGCTTTCTCGCCTCTATCTTCTCGTTGATGATTTTAAACAAGAACACCTCATCAGTATCCTGCTCCAGCATTTCAGTGAACTGCTTCTCCAGTTTTGCCAGCACTTTTTTTGCTGCCCGAATTTCGAGAAGTCGCTCCTTCACTCTTGCCTTTGCCATCTTCTCAATGTCCTGCTCTATTTCCTGCTGTGCTGCCTCCACAAACTCTTTCAGTTGCATGTGTGTCTCCTTGGTTGAATTATCCGTATACATTAACCAGCCCGCCCTTACTGACAGACCGGCCAGAGTCTAAACGGCGGGGCAGGAGAGGAGTGGATATAACCTGAACCCAAATACTGATGACCACCGTTAGAATGGGGCCCCGCCGATAAATGAAAACGGCCACAGGCGGGGAATGTGAGCATGCACCTATGACCGTTGGTTTTCGTTCCATTCTTGGCCTCCAAATTAAGTTCCGGTATCCACTCTCTGAACCGCCTCAGCCCTCAGCGGAACCATCCGCCTAGGTTCGGCTTGCGTTCAGCCCCACACCTGCATTCTCTCCGTGGAGAGTTGAGATCCGCACCGGACTGCCCCGGATAGGGTGTGTGGGGGGAGTGTGTAAGGTCTTTATGTACGACCTAATGGGGAGTTTACAGTATCAATATTTGTATGTCAAGAAGAAAATACCGGAAAATATATATTGATTTGTTTTGCAAATAGGTGTATCCTAGAAATCATGTTACCAGAAACAGAATTAAACTTAAAAATACTGAAGAAAAAATATCGCAGTTGGCGCAAGGTCGGACAGCGACTGGGAATCACTGAGCGCCAATTATACAACATCCGGACGGGGAATACCAAAAGCATAAAAGAAACGGTCGAGCTTTTGGCGGCCTGTCTGGTGCGCGAGATTGAGCAAGATAGCAAATAAGCTAAAAGCCGCAACGGTGGCACAAGGAGAGAATTTCAATGACGCGTCAAGCTGTAGATGCCTACGATCTGTTTTTGCAATCAAAAAACCATGTGGGCGCGGATTCAGGATTTACTCCTCTCTTCCTGCCGGATTTCCTCTTTGATTTTCAGAAAGCATTAGCTGAGTGGGCAGTTTTAAAAGGACGAGCTGCCATTTTTGCCGATTGCGGGCTTGGTAAAACGATAATCGAGCTCGTCTGGGCTGAAAACATTTTTAGGTATACAGAAAAGCCGGTGCTTATTCTGACACCGCTTGCTGTATCTGCCCAGACCGTGCGCGAGGCCGAAAAGTTCGGCATCGAATGTGGGCGCTTTTATGACGGTGGCGGCATTCACCGCAGGATCACAATAACTAATTATGAGCAATTACATAAGTTGACTGCTGATGATTTTGCCGGAGTGGTTTGCGATGAAAGTTCAATCCTGAAAAATTTCTCCGGAGCACGCAAGGGCGAGATTACCGAGTTTATGAAGAAGGTGCCATACCGGCTTCTTGCCACCGCCACGGCAGCACCAAATGATTACATCGAACTAGGAACATCGAGCGAGGCGCTTGGCTATATGGGTTTTATGGATATGTTGGGCGCTTTTTTTAAGAACGATCAAAACAACTGTGCGATGCGGCGCATGTATGGAGAGGCGCCAAAGTGGCGCTTTAAAGGCCACTCCGAGTTGCCATTTTGGCGTTGGGTAACCTCTTGGGCCAGGGCTTGTCGGAAGCCTTCCGATTTAGGCTTTGACGATGCCTTGTTTAACCTTCCGCCTCTTATCGAAAAGACAACGATGGTTACTGAATGTGGAGCTCCAAAAGGAATGCTTTTCAATATCCCGGCATCCACGCTGCCGGAACAACGCAAAGAAAAAAGAAGGACGATCGAGGAGCGCTGCGAAAAACTTGCTGCAGCTGTTTCTGGTAACGATCCTGCTTTTGTATTTTGCCACCTCAATGATGAGGGTGATTACCTTGAGAAGCTGATACCCGATTGCGTGCAGGTGAGTGGTTCCGATTCGGACGAGAAAAAGGAGGAGAGCTTTCTTAATTTTGTGGATGGCAAGGCGCGGGTGCTTATCACTAAGCCGAAGATAGGTGCCTGGGGTTTGAATTTCCAGCACTGTAACCATGTTGCCGGTTTCCCGAGCCATAGCTATGAACAGTATTATCAGGTAGTGCGCAGGTGCTGGCGCTTTGGGCAAAAAAAACCAGTCACGGTGGATGTCTTTTTAACTGAGGGAGAGAAGAAAATACTGGCCAACCTGCAGGAGAAATCAAAACACGCCGCAATTATGTTTGAAAACCTAGTCTCGGAAATGAACAACTCAATATCTATGCAAACTAAAAACAATCACATAGTAGAGGCAAAGATACCAGCATGGCTATAATTGACCAACACATCACGCCAGAATACGCCATATATAATGGCGATTGTATGGAGGTGATGAAATCATTTCCAGATGAGAAAATCCACTTGTCGGTATATTCGCCGCCATTTGGCGGCTTGTATCACTATTCCAGCGATACACGCGATCTTTCTAATTGTTCCACCTATAAAGAATTTTTCGATCACTATGATTTTGTGGTGCAGGAAATAACTAGATTGACCATGCCAGGAAGAATTAGTGCGGTTCATTGCACTGACGTACCCTCAAGCAATAATGGCAAGGACTACCTTACAGATTTTCCCGGTGACATTATCCGATTACACGAGAAATACGGATGGCACTTTATTGCACGGCACACCATCTGGAAAGAGCCACTATGGGTACGCAACAGAACTATGACCCGCAATCTTTCTCATAAAACGATTGTCGATGATGCAGCCTATGGCGGTGTAGCTTCCGCTGACTACATGCTGATATTCAGGAAGCGCGGAGAAAACAAAATACCAATAGCGCACCCGACTGGACTTGACCGCTATGCCGGCGAGAGTCCACTCCCAGCTGATGTGCTGCCTTACAAAGGATGGGCTGGTCCTCAGACCGAAAACAAATACTCGCATCAGATTTGGCGTCGGTACGCCAGCTCTGTCTGGGATGATATCAATATGGGTAATGTGTTGCCGTTTCAAGACAGCAAAGACCCTGATGATGAAAAACACGTTCACCCGCTCCAGCTTGACATAATAGATCGGGTGATTGCACTGCGTTCCAACCCGGGAGAAACCGTGTTTACTCCATTTATGGGCGTTGGTTCGGAGGTATATTGTGCCGTCAAATATGGCCGCAAGGGTATCGGGATTGAACTGAAGCAATCCTATTTTAAGCAAGCAAAAATGAATATGGCGCTTGTTTTTGAGGCTCAAAGCAGGAAGCGTAGCCTGTTTGCGATAGAAGCATAGCAGATCATTTGAGGCAGAGGATTTTCTCTGAAGAACATCATGTACCCTTTTTTTATATTGGAGGTAACCACAATGAGCGTTCAGAACTGCAAAGACTCCTTCAACCATGCTCTGCTTACTATGCAGGGCTTAAATGATCGAGAGGCGGCGAAAGTGTTGGGCCTGTCACCTCAAACCCTAAGAAATTGGCGCGCCAAGCGTCGTGGGCCTGTTTACAGAAAATTACACAGGCGTGTGGTCTACCTTGTTGCGGACCTTCAGGCGTTTTTGGAAGCGCGGCGGATCGCTCCGGGCGAGGATGTGTAATCATGGCTGAGCGCCTTT